TAACAGTAGAACCATTAACACCATTGACTGTTCTAACTAAATTTTTCAATTTGCTTCCCATTCTTTGGTAAGCCATATGAACTTCAGCTTCGAACTGAGTAATAAAGGCATTTGTGATTGAACTTGCCATTGTATTATGTCCTTTGTTATTGTTAATTTACCGATTGTCTTTTAATGCAGGGGGTTTGTTGTCCAGTTAAGGGCAAACATTAAACATTCTAAGGTCTTGAATAAGAAATATTATTTACAGATAATGTTGGCAACGCACATTAAATCCATTGTTTGGGAATAGTTATAACTTCACCAAATTCTATTGCACCTTTTTCATCGTAAGAATAAGTACCAAAAAGAGTAATAAAATCATCTGTATCTTTATAAATCCAAAAATCTCCAGTAATACATTTGGCAGGTACTGCTGCTTCTATTTCTACAGCAGTGAGCCATCCTGTTTGAGATACACAATCTCTCCATTTAAAAGGTTTATTAAGTTTCTTATACTTAAATTTAACTTTTTGGTGCTTGATTTTTGAACGCCTTTTCATATAACTCAGTAACTCGTCTTACATAAGAAGGATCTCTTTTACCACTGTCCCAGTAACGAGGATCATTCAACATTGATTTTAAATCATCTGCATTAGCAGAAACATCTACTTGAGTTTGTGATGTTGGCATATTAGTATCTTTAGTAAGCTTCATCAATTCTTCTATAACTTTAACTCCTCCAGCTGTTCCAGCTAAATCGGATATTGTAGAATATCCATCAGGACTTAAATGTTTTTTAGACCACATTGATGCAGCTTCAACTCTTTCTTTACCATTATCTCCAAGTTTTTGTTGTTCAAGTTCAAGATTAGGTAAGTTAGCTACAGCGTTATCAACAAATGCTTTAACACCTGAATCATATTGTTCTTGAGAAAGACCTGCATCTTTAGCAGTTTCTCCCCACCATTTAACTATGGGCATTTCTGCAGTTACAGATAATTTAGTGTTTTCCATTTCTGGAACATTTAACTTATAAGACTCTGGAACATTCTTAAGTCTTTCGGCTTCTATATCTGTTCTAATTTGTTTAGAAAGATCTTCGGTTCTAGAACCTAATTTAGCTTCAAGTGAATTATAACTTGAAGATAGGTTTTCTATATTTACTTGTTTGGAATCTGAATCCCAAAACTTATCCTGAACATAATCAGGTTTACTTATTTCAGAACCAATTGTTTCTGTGGCGATTGGTGCTGATGTTGCATTATCATCTGCCATCTTGTTCTCCTTTTTTTATTCTTGATTTAATGATTCCTACTAAAAATCTCATACCTTCGATATGAAATAACTGATTGCTAGTTACATTAGGCCCAGCAACAGCTTCAGTAGTTATTGATTGTAAGTAGTGTAGAACTTTTTTACCTTCATCATCTTTAAAGACGTTGGCAAAATGTTTGTTAAGTTGAGTTTCCTCTTTCTCTGTTCTAACATATCCATCTACACTATTTGCAATTTTTGGTTTTTCTTTATTTAAAGCATCCCATGTCATATTATGCTCCTGGTGGAGCTTCTCCTCCTTCTTCTTGTGCACTTTGTTGTAATTGTTGCATACGATTTACCAACTCTTTCTGTTCCTGTTCATCTCTAATAAGTTTTTCAGGTAAGTTCATTTTTTCTGCTAAATATTTTGCAGTTTCATTTTGATCCACAATTAAATTAATCATTTGTGGGCCAAACGTACCTGCAATTATTTCATTAAACCTAGTTACATCTGCAACATCTTGTAAATGTTGAGCTTGTGCTAGAGGTGAACGTGGAGCTATTTTAACTTCCCTACCGTTAACTTTAGGGATGTCAATTCTACCTTGTTTAGATAAAATTCTAATTATTCTTTTTAATAATGGATTAATTAATTCAGATTGAAGTCTTCCAAAAGAAGAACCTATTTGTCTAGATAGATCTGCCATTCTTTCTGAAACCTCAGTTGCTGTCATAGGAGTTCCTTCAGGTTTTCCTAATGCTTCCATGTATAATGCTTTCTTAATATTTTGACGCATATCATTTAGTACCAACTGGGCAACATCAAAGTTTGATGCTGCCTGAATTGGTAATAAACCTCTAGATCCAGGAGCTACAGGGATTAGAGATCCTGGTACAAGGGAAATGTTATCAGGATTAATTACACCATCATCTTCGTAAGTATAAACTCCACTTACAGACATTTGTGCATTTTGTAATATTAATTCTATAGTAAGGTTACAAGTTTTAATAGCACCCATTGCATTAAATACTGGGCCTCTACCATAAACTTCACCAGATGCTTTATTCCATCTAAATACTAAATAAGGATTTGATCCTTCTCCAGTATATTCTTCTTCTAATAAAATTGCTTTAGGATTTTCCATCACTACACAAAATTTATATTTTTCTACATTATCTTCATAAACTTTATAAATAGCTTCTATAATTTTAATTTTCTTTTTATTTTTTAAAGGATTAAAGTTTTCTGGTAATACAGCTTTAGGATATAAGATATTTATTTCGTGGGGTTTACATAATCTTGTTCTATAAATAGTATCTATCTTTCCATCAGGCCCATTATTTAAACATACTCTTGTTAAAGGTACTGCTGTAAATTTAATTGGATCAACAGAATCTCCTTCTTCAACAAGTATAACACCTGTGCCAATAGCAAGATCCATAAATGATTCATGGATTTCTTGATTGAAATTAGAATTTTGTAATACTTGAAAAACGTAATCTGTAATTTTATCTAATTCAAGATTGATAAATGATTTTTGTTCTTGTGGAATTTCTGATCCAGCTTGGAAGTCTGCCCATCTTGCAAATGTGGGTGTGATACCTGCTTGGAGTCTTGATGCAAATTCTTGGACTCCGACAACAGCTGTTTCATCAAAAATTTTATCGGTACGTCTTTGACCTGGGGATTCATCAAAGAAAGACTCACGATTAGGTAAACAATATTCATATGCTTCTTCGAATCTATCCTTCCAAAAATCTTTTATGTTTTGAGCTTCTTTATATTTTTTAAGAATCTCACTTGCTCTATCTGATGTTCCTGTAATTGGTACATCTGCTGTATCTATATATTCCATTTAATTCATTTACATTATTGCTGAACCAGTAGAGTCAAAAAATCCACGACCACCTGATCTTGAAAACATTGATCTTGAACCTACTAGTCCTCTACGTTTTTTATACTCATCTTCTGAAATTGCAACATCATCTTTTTTTATTTCAGATTCAGATTCTGCTTCTATTTGTGCTTCTGTTTTTCTTTGTGGTGTATTGTTACCACCAGTTTCTTGCCAATTGTTAGATGAATCTTTTGACCAACCTGTTTTAACATTTCCATAAGCATCAGTACCACCTGACATTCTACCTTCTAAGTAACCTGCATAAACTCTATTTTGTTCTGCTAAAGATAAATTTCTAAATTCAGATTTAGTATAACCAATATTTTTTTTAGCTTTTGAAGAACTTAAAACTTTTTCAGAAAAATATGTTCTTGTACTAATAGATCCTTTTTTGAAAGGTTCTTTAAAAATTCCTAAACTACCTATTAATTTTGTTTTATCTATTTTTTTAGCACCACTCTCTATAAATTTTTGTTCTTTCTGATTTTCTATTTTATTTTTTAAAGCATAATCTACACCTACAGCTTTACCATCTTTGTAAGTTTGAAAGGTAGAACCTTTTTTACCACCACTTTGTTGATAGTCTAAATCTCTGCCTTTACCATTACCACCACTACTTCCACTATTTCCATTAGAACTCATTATATATTATCCCTGTCAAAATCATCATCATCATCAAAATCATCATCACTGTCATCATATGAATTAATACTTTTTTTTAATTGTTCTAAAAGATCTTGCTCTTGAGAATGTAAATCCTCAATAGCTTCAATGATCTCATTAGGTGTTTTTGGTTTTTTTGCCATGATTATCCCTATTCTTCCAAAATGACTTATATCCAGCTTTTATCAACGCACAATATAATTGATAAGGAGTGAAGATCCACCATCTATAAAATCCTATTAATCTCATTGTAAATGATACACAGGATAATTCTTTAATCCTCAAAAGCTGCCAATCATCTTTAACAGGACATATTAGTATTTCAAACCCATGTAGTTTAGTTAATAATTCTGAAGCTTGATCTTCATCTAAAAGTTCTATCTTAATACCTGCGTGGGTAAATTGAATATGATTCCATATTTTTTTATCTGGATTATAATTTAAAGATCCACAATGAGTGAATTTTGATGTATAATTCCAACTCCACCATATATATTTTGAATACCTTGCTTTAGGTTCAAAAAAATAAACTAACCATTCCTCTTGAATAGATCCCATACTTTCCTTGTTTTCTTTTTTTGTCCTGCAAATACATCCCATTCTTTCTTGGCGATCATAGGTTGAGATCTTGATTTACCAGATAGAATTGTTCTACCTTCTCCAGCTCCCATCATTAAATATTGTAAAGCATCATGGACATGAGAATATCTATTTTTAAAAGGTTTTTCGTCATATCTATCTCCTGCTGTTTGAAGTCTTCGATAATGATAACCTCCGTTAAATCCTTTTTTTAAATTAACACATTTTTTGTCTAGCAAGAAACCAGCTTTACCATCTATTAATCTTTGCAAAGTTACATCTACTGCTTCAACTCTTAAAGCAGGATCATTAGAAGGAGCTGGTATAGCTTTCAATCCATTATTCCTCATAATCTGGAATGGAGTTCTTTCATCTGTCTGTGATCTAAAATCTCCAGCAGGATCTCCATATATCTGAACATCAAAGTTTCTATAGGATTTTCTTATTATACCTCTTAGCAATTCTGAAAATCTAACTACACCCATATCAAAACAAACAAGCTCATCTAAAATTGCCCATCTTCCTGTAACAAGTCTTTGACCAAAGACTGCTGCAGGTGTTAATCCAAAGTCAATCCCTATATATAGTGGTTGTGAAATATTGGGTAACAATATCTCGGTAGCACAATGTAGTTCTTGTTTAAAGTTTGGATATACAGGTTTTCCTTCTTCAATTGAACCTAGTTTATTTAAAACATAAACATCTATCCATCCTTTTGTTTTACCTCTAATAATATTTGAATAATATTTAGGCGTTAGGTTTGATTTATTTTCTGCTAATAGATTAGGATCATATGCTGTAGTTGATCCATCTTTATCTTTTTTTTCTAATAATGCAGGAGGTTGTGAATAGAAAGACCAGTTATCAGGTTTAATTAACATTAAAGCTTCATCTCTAGATATGTGATCTGGTATAGGAACATCTGCTGCCATGATAGGCCACCAATGATCTTCTTCAGGTGCGTTAGTATCAGCTATAACTCCATACCAAGTAGCACCACCATCTCTCATTGAGGGGTATCTTCCTACTCTCATGGTACAAGCATCTATAATTGATTTAGGTATTTCTCTAGCTTCATTGATCCATACACCTGTAAGTTCTAAAGATAGTAATTTCTTTACATCCTCTGGTCTATCAAGAGCTAGAAATAATACTTCTATTTCTAAATCTCCTCTAATAATTCTATGAGTATAAGGAACAGACCAAGCAAAATCTCCCCACACATCTTCAGGAAACCAATCAAGCCATGTTTTAATTGTTGTAGTTTTTAGTTGGGGATTTGTATTTCTTATAACTGCCCATCGAGTTTTTCTTTTTCCTTCTTTGTTTTTAGCTTGTAATAAAGATCTTCTAAAGACTTCAATACAACAAGCAACTGATTTACCTGAACCTACTGGCCCACGCATACCTCTAAAAAAGTCATTAGACTTCATAAAAGTCTTAAGAGTTATGCCTTCTGGTTTATAAGCAAATTTAATCGACATTAACACCTACATTAGTTTTCAACATATTGAATACAGTTTCTTCTCCGAAAGCTTCTATAAGCTTATCAGCTTCATAATCCGTTATCATATGTGTAGGGTAATAACTTAAATGGGTTTTTTTAACTATTGTTCTTAATCTTCTTCTATCTTTAAGAGATAAGGTTTTGAGAAAGCTCATGCACTAGTTGTAATCCTTTTTAAGATTTTTTCCAGTATTTCTTTTTCCGTACCGAAGTTCTTTTCAAAATTTTTTTTATCTAAATGAATTGAGTGTTGACCTTGATGGTGGTCATAGCATAAAGGGATTACTTCAAAATGGGAGGATCTCCTTCCCATTCCTACATTCCCAGTTCCGTTATTTCTTATATGATGTAAAGAAGCAGGTCTTAAGCAGATGTAGCATCCAAGACTTGCCACCTTTTCCATGTGAACCTTCTCAGCTTTAGTAGCCACGTTTACGAGGTGATGTCTTCTTCGATGATGGTTTTTTCTTCTTCTTCGGCTTTTTTAATTTTTTCTTTTTCATATTTTTCCTTATCAATTGACTCATAAGTCGATCTACACCCATCAGGCGTAGCAGCACTTGCTTTCTGCATTGCATTAACATCGTTATCTGATTGGTATAGTATTTCTTTCTTTAAAAAACAATCACTATTATCCCAAATTTTTACTAAGTAAAACATTTAACCTCTTTTGATTTATTGGAATAATCTACTTATAGCACAACCCTAGAAAGATAAACGCACTTACTTATTTTTTTTTATTTGTGCCAAGGTTTTTTTAAATTTTTAATTTTTTTGTCAGAATAAGTTGTATTTTTAGTTGCAGCAGCTTCAGCTCCTGAAACATCTTTATCTAACTTCATTTTTAATTTTCTAACACCCTTATCTTCTCTAGCTGTATGACCATAATTACTAGAAATATATTCATGACCAGCTTTAATTTGTTTCCAAACATTCTTTAATTTATCTGACATAACCAATGTCTAGCAATATATGTTATTTCTTAAAACGCACATTAATTGCCCTGAGATCTATACTTCTTGTAACTCCGTTTC